TTCAGAGACCAGCGAGAAGCAGCTATGACTAATTTCAAGATTACTGCTGAACAGGCAAAGACAGTTGTAAAAGATGATGGAAGCCTTGATTATACCGAACTTGGCAAAATTATGTCCGAGAAAGAAACAGCTGCGGCACAGGCTAAGGAACAGGAGATTGCTAAAAATCAAGATATTCCGGGTGGCGGCAGCAATAAAAACAATGCAGATAATAAGACAAATGCTGAAAAGATAGCAGAAAGCCTTATATCTAGTGCACCTAAAAATAATGATGTTTTATCACATTATATTCAGTAATAACAGGAGGTAAGAAATGGCAAAGGAAATGAATATGCAGTATGAAACAACTTCATACGCTGGCGATGTTCAGATTTTAAAGAGAGAGCCTAATGAGGCAATCCCAATGACACTTGATTTTGAAGATGTGGTTGCAAAGAACGCACAAGGCAAGAAGATTGTCAAAGCAGGTACACCGATAGGCAAGAATGGCAAGGTTGATAATACAGCGACAGTAGTCGGCATTTTAAGATTTGATGTAACAGAAGACAGACCACAAGGCGTACTGCTTAAGAAAGCATACCTTAATACAAAGGTGGCAGAAGCAAGTTATGGGGCTTCTTACGACCCAACAGTTAAGACAGCTCTTCCAATGATTGTATTTGAATAATAACAGGAGGTAAACAGATGTTAATTAATGAAGTATTAGACAGTAAGTCTATTGCATTATCAGCAACAGAAAACGCTAGTAACCAGATACCTTATCTTGGTTTACAGTGGTTTCCAGAAAGAAAGAAGCAGGGACTTGATTTAAGCTGGATTAAGACACATAAGGGCTTGCCGGTATCGCTTGCACCATCTAACTTTGACACAATCCCAACACTTAGAGCTAGAGAGGGATTAAGCAAGGAAAAGACACAGATGGCATTTTTCCGCGAGGGAATGACAGTAGGCGAAGAGGAAATGCTTGAAATTGAGCGTATTCAGTCAGCGGACGACCCTTACCTTGCAAGTGCTTTATCAAGCGTATATGACGATACTAACACTCTTGTAAGCGGTGCAGAAGTTGTACCAGAGCGTATGAGAATGTCGCTTCTTGCTACAAATGCAGGTCACCCAGTAATTGCCATTGTAAGTGATGGTGTTCAGTATGCTTATGATTATGATAAAGATGGTTCGTATGCAAAAGACCATTACGCAAAACTTGATGGCACAAGTGATTGGAGCGATACAACCAATTCAAAGCCACTCACAGACCTTAACAACGCAAGAAAGAAGTTACAGAAGCAAGGCAAAATTGCTAGATATGTGCTTATGAACAGCAACACATTCCAGTATTTGCTTGATAATGCACAGATAAGAAACTCAATCCTCGCGCAGAACCTTACAGCAACTATTGAGGTTGATGATGATACTGTTATTTCGGTAGTGCAGAAGAGAACAAAGCTCACTATCGTACTTTACGATAAGATGTACATTGACGATGATGGCAAGGAACAGTATTTCTACCCAGATAACAAGGTTACACTTCTTCCAGAGGGAAGTCTTGGCAATACTTGGTTTGGCACTACACCAGAAGAAAGAACTGCAAGACAGGTAGCTGATGTAGATGTAACAGTATATGGTACAGGTATTACAGTTGCTACAAAGACAGAGTACGGACCACCTATGAAGATGTCAACATTCGCTTCCGAGGTTGTACTTCCATCATATGAGAATATGGATAGCACATTCGTATATGAGGTTCATAGCGAAGAGTAGGGGGTGCAACTATGAAATATCCATATATAGTAGTTCATAATGGCAAATGGTATAACGCAGGAGAAGAAGTTCCAGAGAGTGACAATTCTGGAGCTTCTTTTTCTTATACCAAAACAGACATCAAGCGTATGCCAACAGCAGATTTACAATCACTTGCCTTAGAACAGGGCATTGAGAACGCAATGGAACTTACAGGGGCAGAACTTAAAGAATTGTTAATTGAGAGGTTAGGGTTATAGGAGTTAAAGCTATGACATTAAAAGATACTGTAGAAATAATGAATAGTGCTGATTACAAAGAAAGATTTAAAGCAGAGTATCAGCAAGTAGTTATTCGCTACAAGAAGTTAAGAGATATGCTTGCTAAATGGGATAATAACGAGCTTACATTTAAACCTACTTGCCCTAGAAGCACATACAATATGCAGATTAAGGCAATGACGGATTACATTGCAGTTCTTGAAGCAAGAGCGGTAATGGAGAATGTAGAGCTTTAGAGAGGATTTGAGTTATGGAATACACCACATTAGAGCAAGTCAAAATCAGACTTAAACAATTTCATATTGATACAGTCACAAATGATGATGAAACAACATCTGATGTGGTAGTGTTCGATAACAAAGAAGATAACCCTATAATCGAACAGCTTATTAAGCAAGCTACAGAAGATGTAAAAGCAAAGAGAAATTATCCAGACAGCTACACAGATGAAATGATAACCGAGGATTTAAAGAAATTTGAGGGAGTTATCGTCAATCTTGTTGTGTATGACCATTCACAGGCAGGCGAAGCATTTATGACAAGCTACAATGAGAATGGCGTAAACAGAACTTGGAGAGATAGAGATAGCTTATTTGTTGGGGTATTCCCTTTTGCTAAGGTTTTATAGAAGATTGTGCGTTACCAATATGGTAGCAGGCGGCACACATTAAGGGTGGTGGGCGGTGTGCCATTATTAATTATGAAAGGCGGTATATCAATGCCAATAGCAGTAATTATAAGCATTATATCAGTTGCTTTTTCCGTCTTTTTCGGAATGTTTACCTTAGGATTTAATCTTAAGAATAACAAGAAATCCGATAATTCAGAACTTACGGAGCGTGTGCGTGAAAATACACGCATAAATATGAAACTTGACACAATATCAAGTAATACGACAGAAATAAAGAATGAAGTTACAGAAATGAGAAAAGAACTTAATTCTCACGATAACAGGATTATTAAGGTTGAAGAAAGTGTGAAGTCGGCACACCACCGAATAGACGGACTGGAAACACGACTTAATGAGGACAAGGAGGCGTAGCAGAAATGGATATAACATCAGTATCAACAGTAGTTGCAATCGTTGTAATTACATATCTGATAGGCTTAGGAGCTAAGGCAATCCCACAGATTAAGGATAATTTCATTCCTATAATTGTAGGCGTAGCAGGCGGTATCTTAGGTGTTATCGGTATGTATGTGATACCAGACTTTCCGGCGAATGACATTCTTAATGCAATAGCAGTTGGAATTGTATCGGGACTTTCCAGCACTGGTGTAAATCAGATTTATAAGCAGGTGAAAAACAATGCTTGATATTAATAAACAGGCTATGAAGTATTCACTTCAAGGGCAGACAGTAACCATCTATGAAAGAGATGATGAGGGCAATATCCTGTATGAGGGATACACCGACACAGAGGGTAACTTTATTCCTTATCTTGATGATAACGGCGACAAGATACCCAAAGTTCTTGAAGAAAAAACTGGCTTTTCAGAGCCGGTTGATTTTAAAGCCAACATTTCATTCAGCGGCGGAGAAGCCCAAAGTAAAGAATACGGCTTTGATACCGCTGATTTTGACGCTATTTTGCTGACAGATAGGAATATGTTACCTATCCAAAAAGGCGACCTTATATGGCTTGATAGCAAGCCTACATACACAAATGATAGCCTTATTGACGAAACATCAGCGGATTTTACGATTGTAGGTATTAAGCCGGCATTGTATTCAACTAAGTATATGCTTAAAGCGGTTGTAAAGTAGGTGGTAGATATGGAGTATCAGACAGGCAGATTTCCGAAAAGTGATTCTTTATTTGCACAAACAGACAATGAACAGCTAGTTGGTTCTATCTTTAAAGGAAAGCCAGTTCCATCAACACAAGAGCCAATAAATGAAAGCATAAAGCAAGCTGTTTTGCAAGCGGTTAAGGAGCGTGTTTATGGCAAGACATACAATTAATATATCTCTGTCTGAAAACTCTGTAAATGAAGCTATTAGACAACTGCAACAGTATAAGAATTGGCTTATAAAAAAGACTTCACGGCTTGTCAAAGAACTTGCAGAAGCTGGAATACCTGTTATTGATGAAAATATGGCAAAAGCAAGCTATACATATGATGAAAAAGGTATTCGCAGCGGTTCAGATACAAGCCATCGTAGTTATGTTGAAATGAAATCTACAGGAGAATATGTTGAAGCAAAATTAATTGTTGAGGGCAAAGAACTTATGTTTATAGAGTTCGGAGCTGGCGTTTTTTACAATGGAGCGGCTGGAAGCAGTAAGCACCCAAAGGGTGTTGTTAATGGTATGATTATAGGCTCATACGGCGAACATCACGGAGTTCAAAAAGTCTGGGGCTACTATGATGATGGCGGAAACTTAGTTCTTACACACGGCGTAGAAGCGCAAATGCCTGTTTATAAGGCTGATATGGAAATCATACAGAAATATGTTGAAGTAGCAAGGAGAGTATTTAGTTAATTTTAACCCATTCTGCTCTATAACCTATTATATCAAGAATTTCTATAACTTCATTATAAGTAAAACTTTCTTTGCGAAAGCGATTACTAAAATTTTGAAAAGAAAGATGTGTTCCGTGCCTACGATTTAATTCAGCATTTACTTGCGACATAGTAAAACCTTGAGATACAATAAGACCTTTTAATTCGTCTTTTAACATAAAATCAACTCCTTTATATTATTTTTAATATATTATCATAATAAAATTAAATTGTAAAGTTTAATAAAACACTTGATAATTATAATATAAAGGTTTATAATTAAATTATAAAATTTAATCAGAGGTGATATTATGGGAAAGGCGATTGATTTAACAGGGAAAAGGTATGGCAGATTAATAGCTGTTGAAAAAGTGAAAAAACCAAATGATAAGCACCACGCATACTGGAAGTGCAAATGTGATTGTGGGAATTTTATCGTTACAAGAAAAGATTCTCTCGAAAATGGACACGCAAAATCTTGCGGTTGTATAGGTGTAGAGAAAGATTATCACAGTCACGGATACTCGCACGAAAAGTTGTACAGCATTTATCACGGTATGAAATACAGATGTTATAATCCAAACTGTGATTCATATTCATTATATGGTGGCAGAGGCATAAAAGTATGTGATGAATGGTTGGAAAATGTAGCAAACTTTATTAATTGGGCTTACGAAAATGGGTACGATGATAAAAAGACTAAAGCTGAACAATCCCTTGACCGAATAGATGTTAACGGCAATTATGAACCATCTAATTGCAGATGGGCTGATAAAGATGTTCAAAATTATAACAAAAGATGCACAAGAAAGATAGTTATAAATGGAGAAGAAAAAACATTACTTGACTTACATAAGGAATATAAAATATCAATAACTACATTAAGAAGTAGATATCAGAGATATTTAAAAGGTTTATGCACTGTTGATGAACTAATTCAGAATACAAAAATAATAAATAAGCCCCAACAGATAATCATTAGAGTTGGCGAAGAAGAACACAATTTGACAGAATGGGAAAAAATAACAGGCACATCAAGAAAAACCATAATTTACAGATACAGAAAAGGGGCGAGAACATATGAAGAATTATTTAAGAAAGGTCGCTGAAAAGCGACTTTTTCATTTTGCAAGAAGCGATAATCTTTACATAGCAAGAGAGGTGTTTAGTTAATGGCAAATGCAAACGATTGGGCGACAGACCTTGAAAACACAGTCACAGCACTTGTCAAGGCTAAAACCCTAACACAACTAAAGAAGACATATCCAAAGATAGTTATAACAAATGAGGGGGAAAACAGCGGTCAAGCAGTATTTCCAACAGTATACATTCATTTACTGCCAGCTGTTGAACAAGGGCAAACACTTGACGGACAGACAATTAACGCATTGTTAGCGACATTTCAAGTAGATGTTACCACTAACACAAGCAAGTCCGATTGTCGCAAGGTCATGGCAGTAATTACAGATACATTCAAGACAATGAGATTTAGTGGCACATCAATGCCGGAGTTTTCAATTAACAATAAAGTACACAAGAGTACCGCCAGATTCAGACGAATGATAGCGGCAAATGACAGATTAATGTAACAAAGAGCAGAAATGCTCTTATTTTTTTGCAAATTTTTAGGAGGTAAACAATGGCAGATACAGCAGTAGCAGGATTAAGCACACTGGGCGTTACTTTCTCTTATGGAGTTGAAGCAACAGCAGGTACAAAGCCAACATCATTTAAGTTGCTTACAAGAATTAATTCTATTGATGAAATTACAGTAACACCGGAAGCAATAGACGCTTCAGCACTTGAAGATAAGCAGACAAGAAACATTGCGGGTAGAGATACAGTTACAGATACAGTTGCAGTAACAGTTAATAAAACAGACGCAACAATTAAGGAATGGAAAGACCTTATTGAAGCATATCAGGAATTAACAGGCGGTAAGAGAATGTGGTTTCAGGAAATCACACCGGGCATAACAGACGCAGAGTTCTTTGTAGCACAGCCGCCATCAAAGTTACCAATTACAAGTAAGGAGCAGAACGGACTTCTTACAATGGCTATCAACCTTATTATTGAGGATATGGTAGGAACAGATACAGCAGTAGTCCCAACATCGGGGGAAGAATAAACCAATCGACTAAAACAAAGGCTGTGTCGATTGGTGATGAAAACGCCAAAACAGCCGACTACACATCATATCTTGATGATGTAACAGAATAACTAATTTTAAAAGGTAGGTGCGGTGTAAAATCCGCACCTTTCCCTATATGGTGATAGGGCGGGAAAGGGTAAAAATATGATGAATATTAATGTAAATGGAAAAGAATATAAAGTTGAGTTTTCTTTTGGTGCGGCAGAGTGTGAAAGTATTGTACAGAAGATGTTTGCTGTTGTAAGTGGTTCGTACTTAATGGCAGAAACAGACAAGAATGTTGCGCAGGCTACATTCAGTGGACTTACAAATATGGTGTCTGACATACCTAAGATTTGTATTACAGCTATTTATGCAGGTTGCATTGACAACAATCCTGTAACTATGGACGAAGCAAAGGAACTCACTAGAGCATATATTACAGAGAAGAGAAAGACAGATAAAGGTTACGGATATAAGAATTTATTTGAAGAAATCAAAGGAGCAATGGAAAGTGATGGTTTTTTCGAGCTGTCGGGAATAACGGCGATGTTAGAGGAGATGGCGAACAACATAGAGGAAGCAACACAGGAACAGAAGAAGCCGACAGCAGTTCCACAAGACCATTTAAAGAAGCAGACTTCCACAAAATAATATGGGAAGAATACTTTGTGACAGCTAGTTCATTAGGCGTTAGTTATTCGGATTTTTTGAAATTAACACCCAAAAAACTATGGGCGATTGCAGAAGGAAAGAAACTTGAAAAGCAAAGGGTAGATTCAGATATATGGCTTGCAATAGGTAACTACATACTCCCAGCAATCAAGATGGGTGTTAGAAGCGGTGCTTGGGGAAAGGGAGAGATTGAATACCCTAGCAAGCCTATTTATAGTGATATAACCAAGCAAGAAAGTACCGAAGATGAGATACAAAGAAAGAGAGAAGAGTTTGTTTTGAATATGAAAATACGAAAAGCAAACTGGGATTTAGCGCACCCTAAAAATGATAAGTCGGAGGTATAAGCGTGGAATTAGACAGTTTAGAAGTCAAAATTACCGGTACTGCCACTAAAGCTATTAATTCCGTTGATAAACTGATAAATCAGCTTACAAGGCTATCAACATCACTTGCGACAATTAATGGTTCATCACTTACAGGACTTGCAAATGGTGTTAGTCAGTTAGGTTCTGCTATGCAGAATATGAACGCAGGAACAGCAGATTTTACAAGACTTGCTAAGAATATTACAAAGATAGGTTCTGTTGATTCAGTTGCACTAACTAACACAGCTACATCACTTCAAGCTGTTACAAAGGCAGTTGCAAGTATATCAGCTATACCACAGAATGCAACGCAAGTTACAGAATTTGCTAAGTCACTTGGTAAGTTAGGCAGTAAGAGTATAGAAAACGCCGTTGTAAACATTCCCAAGCTAGGTAATGCTTTAAATGGCTTAATGACAACGCTATCCAGAGCACCTAATGTAAGTCAAAATGTTATTCAAATGACTAACGCATTGGCTAATTTAGCAAGCCAAGGTAGCAAGGTGGGTACTTCTTCAAACTCACTTCAAAAGTCGCTGTATGGCGTTTCTACAAGTGCTAGAACAGCAACTAAGAGCAGTTGGAGTTTGGCAAGTGCCATAGGTAAGTTTTACGCCACTTATTTTATGGTAATTCGTGGCAGTAAGAAACTTATAGAAGCTATTAAGTCAACAACAGATTACATTGAAGCGTTCAACTATCAAGCTGTTGCATTCGGCAAGATAGGTTCAGAGTGGGATAAGGATTATGAAAAATACGGATATGATAACGCAACAGCATATGCAGAAAGTTTTCAAAACAGAGTAAACGATACTCTTGGAAAATTATCTGGATTAAAAGTTAATGTTCAAGGCGGATTGCTTGAAGAAAGTGGAGCAAAGAACTTAGGACTTAACATACAAGAGATAACACAGTATGCTTCGCAGTTAGCTTCTGTCACTAACTCACTAGGGCAGACAGGTGAAGCAACAACAGCAATAACAAAGTCAATGACAATGCTTGCAGGCGATATAAGCTCACTTTTTAATGTGGACTATTCAACAGTAGCACAGAACTTACAAAGTGGCTTAATCGGTCAATCAAGGGCGTTGTACAAATATGGTATTGATATTACTAACGCTACATTAGCGACATATGCTTATAACTTAGGCATTTCTAAGTCTGTATCAGAAATGACACAAATGGAAAAGCAACAGTTAAGAGTGTTAGCAATATTAGACCAATCAAAAGTATCTTGGGGCGATTTAGCTAATAGACGAAAGAAAGTTTATAAAATAACTTATCTTTCAAGTGTTGCATAAGAATAGAAATATCTTATGGCAATCGGGCAAAATCGGTAAAGGTTAAGGCTTTTAGGCTATACTAATACCGAGATAACTCAATAGATTACGAATAGGCTATTGAGTATCGTAACGAGTAGGAATTGAATAAATATAATATTCCCAAGAGTGTCCGACACTACTGTATATAGGACAGTATGAGGTGGAAGTGGCTACCACCAAACCAAACATAATGATGTGGGTGATAATGTACTCTGAACTTATAGGAAACTATAAGAAGTATAGGATAAAGAGCCTATACGATAACAAATTTGACAATCAACTCCCCAAGTAATATGTTACGCCAGTTCAGCAACAATATGAAAGAGGTGGGAATGGTAGCAGGACAGCTATTTATCCCAATTCTTTCAAAGGTTATGCCAGTAGTGAACGGCGTTACTATTGCAATCAAAAGATTATTAGTTAATCTTGCTTCTTTAATGGGTGTTAAGATTGACTTTGAAAGTTTCGGACAAAGCGGATATAAAGATACATCAGACGGCTTGGAAGATATTTCAGACGGCTATCAAGATGTGGCTGATTCAGCTAAGAAAGCAACATTATCCCTTATGGGATTTGATGAAATTAATAAATTACAGGACGATACAAGCTCAAGCAAGAGTTCAAGCGGTGGTGGCGGTAGCACTATTGACTTGACAGATGATATTGCTAAGGCGGCGGCAGATTATGAAGCGGCTTGGAATAAAGCATTTGCCAATATGGAAAACGCGGCAGTTGCTTGGGCGGATAAGATAGAAAAAGCACTTGAACCTGTTAAACAGATTTTTGAAGATTTTGCGGTTGGCGACTTCTTTAAGGCAGGACAAGATACATCTAATCTTGTGGCAGGTATATTTAATTGGTTCGCAGATGCTATAGACAGAGTACCTTGGTTTAAAATCGGTCAAAAAATGGGCGATTTTTTGGCTGGTATTAACTGGACTAAGGTATTCAAAGCGGCGGCTAGAGTACTCGTGCAAGGCTTAAAAGCGGCTATTGAGTTATACTTAGGTATGTTATCTAAAGCACCAATAGAAACACTTTTAATATCACTTGTAGCAGTTCCTAAAGCACTTAAGGCAATAGGCGGTTCGGCAGTTGTAGCAAGTATAGTAAAAACATACAAGACACTTGATAAGTTTGCAACAACAGTAGCGGCGGCAACAGGCGCACTTAATGGAAATAAGGCGGCGGCTTCGGCACTGACATTTATGTACCCAAAGGCAGCTAAAACTGTAGATGATGTTAATAAAACTTTCAATGCACTTAAGACTTCTTTAAAAGATAACGGATTTTTTGCTACGTTTAATGAGGGAATTGAAACCCTTAGAGGCAAAATGTCAGCATTACAAAAAGGAGCAATAGGTGTTATAGGCGTATTTGCAGAGTTTTCACTTGTTAAGAGTGGCTTTTATGAATTAGCGGCAGGGAGTGATAACCTTATAGCTTCGATAGCTAAAATAGCAGGCGGTGTAGGTGTAGCAACAGCAGCGTTAAAACTTATAGGATTATCAAACCCATTCACAGCATTAATAGTAGGAGCTACCGGCTTAATATCTTCAATAATGGGTATATCGCAAGCTATAAAAGAAGCAGAATTTAACAGTATGTTTACAGCTTTAGAAAATACTGGAACTGTTACAATGAAAGAATTAGGTGATGTAGCAATAGATTCTTTTGGGAAAATAACAGATGGCATAACTGAAACTACAGACAAACTTAAAAATATATCAGAAGCAAAAGAAAATCTTGAAGAAACAACAGATAATGTAAATCTTTTAAAAACAGCAGTTGAAGATGGAGCGTATACAACTAATGAAAAAATGCCAGAAATTATAGAACAATTCCAAAACTTATTAAGCGAATCTAAAAATGTATTCAATGATGAATATGATGTTATTGTTGGTAATGTTGTAGGCGCTTGGAAAGATATTCTTGAAGCACAAGGCGTTGCAATTCCAGAGTATGTAGCGCAATTAGCAAGCTTACGTGACAAGGGAAATGAATCATTCACAAGTATGAGTTCAGATTTAGAAACACTTATACAACAGTTTAATGATGGAAAAATATCAGAAGAAGAGTTCTTAAATGCAGCTACGCCTTTAATAGACAAAATATCTTCTGTTAATAGTGATAAGTCAGTAGATAATGCAACACTTGCTATTCAAGGCTTCGGCGGTGCGTTAGATATTTCACAGTATATGACAGAATCTGGACTTGATGTTCAGAGATTTAGCGAAGCTGTAAATGAAGTTGTAACAGCGGCACAAAACGGAAAAGATAACTTATCTACATTGGGAACAGAATCATCACAAGCTATAACGGATATGAGAGATAGGCTTACAGCATTGGGGATAGATGCAAGCCAATTCGATTGGTCAAGTTTATATGGCGCTAGTGATACACAAGTACAACAAGGTACAGAAAGAATAGATGCGGCATATATGCAATATGCTAATCAAGTACAGTATAACTTGCTTAATCAACTTCCGTCAGTAGTAGAGCAAGCAACAGAAGATTATGATAAACTTAATCCAATAGCTAAAATATTTACAACAAAAGAAAACTATATTAAAAGCGTTATTGAAAAATGGCGCAAGAGTACGCTAGACCCGGCACTTGATTCTGTAAAAGATGGTTTTAATCAGTTAGGAATAGATGGAAGTGTGTATGCTGATGAAGCGGCAGATAAACTTACAACGTCACTATTCGATAGTATTAGAGTATATTCCAATGTTGGTGTTAATAACACAAAACCTAAACTTAAGGAAGATTGGCGAGAAATGCTTGATTCGGCTTTAAACGAAGCAGGAGAAGCGGTAGATGTAGAGGGATACGGAAAAAATACAGTAGATGGCTTTGTTAACGGAATTGTTGATAATGTTGATAGAAGCAACAGCGCTGTAAGAGATTGGATGGATGAATTAGATAGAAATATTCACGATAGTGCAATGAATTTCGGTTCACCATCAAGACGTGCGGAAGAATACGGAAGATGGGTTGTTGAGGGATTTAATAATGGCTTGTCTGACAATTTAAGTAGCACATATAGTGCGATTGACGATTATGTTAACAATGTTAAATCCGGATTTGATGGCATATACGATTCCTTATGGGATATAGGTCATTATGCAGGTAGAGGCTTCTATGATGGCTTAGAAAGTATGGAAAATAGCATTTTTAGTGAAGCTAGATATATTGCAGATAATGTATCAGACACAATAAGAGATGCTTTGGATATTCATAGCCCATCAAGAGTTATGAAACAGATAGGTGAATACACGATAGAGGGCTTCAAACAAGGTATGGAGCTTAATTACAAACCTGTTGAGGTTTCTTTAAGCGACTTCACTAGTGACATTATCCAAAGCACAAAAGGAAATAGCTTTAACACAAATGCCAATACACCTACAATGCCACAGATTAATATGGATAATAGTGCTACAACTGAAACAAATATGTTATTAAGGCAACTGATAAATGCAGTAGAAAACGGAAGAACCATAGAAATAGACGGACAAGAAGTGTTTAAGGTTACGCAAAAACAAGCAAGCCAATATACCGCTATGACAGGTTTATCCCCATTTAATATTTAATTTACATTTTGTTTATTTGTGCTATAATAATCGTAAATTAAAAAAAGGAGCGTGATTGTTTATGGCAAAAACTATTAAATGCCCTGTTTGGGGTTGTGATGGAATTGGTATTCCTGCTGATACAAAGAAAAAGTTTTCTATGAGTAAAGCACTTGTAGGCAATACAGTAGGCGGTTTAGCTTTCGGACCAGTAGGTGCTATGGTTGGTGCTGCTACTGGAATAAAAGGCAAAAGAGGTAAAACTACTTTTGTGTGTTCAAAGTGTGGCAGAGTTTTTGAAGCTAAATTATAAAAAACACTTAAATAATCCACCAATGGAGCGTATCGAAAGGTGCGTTCCATTTTTTTTGTTGAAAGTAAATAGTAAGACACCAGTTGACAATATTCATAAAATATATTATTTTAGTGTATGCTAAAATTAATAGAACGAACGAGACACAGCGCATACGAAAGATAAATTCTCAAGAATAGTCTTTTGTGTGCGCTTCTTTACATACCAATGAAATAGAAAATAAAATATTTTGGAGGTATCTATGCTAGTAGAAACAAGGAAAATAAGCAAAGGCAAAGAAGTAACAGTTGTAACAAGCCTTGATGTAGCAGAAACTTTTGAGAAAGAACACCGTAGAGTATTACAAGACATACGTGATTTGAAATGCAGTGAAGAATTTCGACTGCACAATTTCGTGCAGTCGAGTTATGTTAATGAACAAGGGCACAATCAGTCAATGTTTATTATGACTAGAGATGGCTTTACTTTGCTTGCTATGGGCTATACTGGCGAAAAAGCTATGAAATTTAAAGAAGCCTATATTAACCAGTTCAATCAAATGGAAGAACTTCTCAAAGGTAAGCTGATTGAGAGAGAAAAAGGTATAGCAGTCAGACAGTCACTTACTAAAGCTATTCAGCAGTCAAGCGAAAATGAGAGAATGCACGGACACGCATATTCAACTTATACTGACATTGTATATAGGACTGTATTCGGCAAGACAGCAAAGCAGTTAAGAGAAGAATATAGAATTGATAAAAAGGCTAATTTACGTGATTATTTCACAGTAGAAGAGCTTGAAAAGGTGCAATCAATAGAAATGATTATTAGTGGACTTGTTAATTGCGGTTGGGGATATAATGAGATAAAAGAGTTTATAACTAACCCTGCAAAGAAACTAATAGCGGCATAGCATACACACTTGTGTGTACGAAAGTATTCCCAAGAAGTTGGGAAACTTTTGCAGGAAGTTACAAAACATTTCCCCATAAAGTTGGGGAAAGCTTTTTATAAGCTATCGCAAGAAGTTGCGACGATTTTCTCCACAAGTGGAGAAAGATATTAAAACAGTAGCACTAAAATTTCAGCTCTACTAAAACAAAAAAATCAGAACAAGCTGGGTAGACCTGTTCTGATTAGCACGTATGAGTGAATGTAAATTAACTCATACCAATAATAACAAATAAATAGCAAAATGACAAGGACATTTCACTTAATTGTGAGGTGTCCTTTTTGCGTGCTTAGAAAGTGAGGTTTTACTATGAATTTTATACAATATATAAAGCAAGCGTGGAAAGCTGGTAGTTCTGGCGGTACTCCATTAAGCCCAGATAGACTTAATCATATGGAAGATGGGATTGCAAATAATAACAGTATGATAAGTGAACTAAATAGTAATACTTTGCAAATACAAGATATGGATGTAAAAGACTGGAATAATGTAAACAATATTGGTATTTACTCTGGCAATAACGCATTAAACACTCCTGTAGATGATGAATGGATAACAGGTATTGTTCTTGCAGATAATTATAATA